TGCAATAGTTTCTTTGCTAATGTACTCTTGCCGGAGCCAGGAAGCCCAACGATCAGAGTCAGGCTCTTAAGTTTAATACCTTGTTTAAATGCGGCTTCTTCCATCAGCAACCGTCCTTCTTTTGTCAGCTTGCCGTTAAACCGTTGGTGCAGTCTCCCCTTGTGCGTCACGTTATTGTTGACGCTTATAAGGTTCCAGTCACACAGTCTGTATTGCGGATAGTCTTCACACGGAAAGATATGGTGCACAGTGTCAGCCTCCAGCATGATGCCGTCACGTAACAGCACTTGATCCATGTACTTGTCCCTTGCTAAGATGTGCCGCCGTTTCTTCTGCCACACCTTCGATTTGTAGAATTCATCACAAGCCATAACGTTATTGTCCGCAGGATGCCAGGGCCTTATTACGATACCGATTGCACCGTTAAACGCCGAAGCGCGAAAGGAGGATACGGAATGAAGCCCGGTCAGCAAATCCGGGAAGAACCGCAGGCCCTGTACATTGCGGCGAAAAGTTGTCAATAAAAAAGGACCGGCAATCGCCAGTCCTATGTTCTGCCCTCTCAGGCACTTTATACTATATCACAGACCAATACTGAATTTTAATGGCCTATAGGTTTTAACGGTGAAAACTTTTTTTCAAACTCCTGCAACGCCCGACCGTGTAGTCTTAGTACCCAGCGTTCTGTTTTCCCCATCTGCGCCGCTATGTCTTCCCACTTGCTACACATGACATATCTGCTGTGAAGAACTTCCGTATACTTTGTATCTCCCAGCTTCTGGATCTGTTGACTGATAACCGTTTTCATATCCACCAGCTCATAAATCCTTGCGATAATCACCTGTTCTTTGCTTGAGATTTTAGATATCAGCGCAAGCGTCTTGTCAGGATCTGAACTTGATTGCACCCGGTCATGTGTCAAATCTGACGGGCTGCGCCCGAACGAATACAGCGCATCACGCAAATCATTCAACTCACGCTGTAGCATTTTGATTTTTCTATCAGCGTAATACACCTGTTGTAAGTATTCTTTCGCCTTAATATCACCTCACCTCTTCCACACAAACTTTATCCCGGTCTTTTCGTCTAATTCCTTTTGCAGGCTGTCATAGTCAACTCCCGGTTCGTTTAGCGACATCAGCCGTTCACAAAATCGTGTCACGATCCGTTTCACCCTTCCCGGCATATTGCCGTACAGATCGCACACTGCCAGCCCCATACAGGTCGTGTAGAGTTCCACCACACGGTCATCCACATTGTTCTGCCGTTCCTCGACCTGCCTGCTGTACCGCCTGTCAAAAGTCCTCTGCTTTTCGTTCTCTCTTGCAAGCCTGCGCCGCTCCTGCCTCGATAAACTCATCTTTTCCCCTCTCTTATCACTGCCGCCAAGTAAAATGCCGCCACCATAATCACTGCTCTTGTATCCGCCTTGAGGTTGACCAAAGCTATCAAGCAGACGCACAGCACGATCTCAATCAGCCAGTTCAGTACTTCCATTATCCGCTCTCCTGTTCCACAGTTTTACAGCTTCATCCATAGTCCTTGCCCCAACGCCAACATAATGCACATCGGGATCAGATCCTTTCCAGTTTTCGCAGTCAATCCTTGCTCCGCCGTTCCATGACCATGCTATCGGCTTTCCACCACAGAAGGGGCAGGGTTTCAGTTCCTCCATCAGATATCCTCCTACTTACAATCATCCTTCTCACTCCATGCCGCTTGTGCCGCTTCTGCAGCGTACCGGGGAAGCCATAAGACTTCCCTTCGCTCCCACCCTGTTCCGGGCGTGTATATCTGCTCTATGCGGTAAATGCCGTCAGATTTGACAATGTATTCATCTGTGTAGGCTTTCATTTCATTCCGCACCTCCGTTGTAACTGCCACAGTTCGGGCAGAAATCAAACCGTTCCGCTTCGTTGTCAATCACGCTAAACTTTGCAAGGCACTCAGAGCAAGCAATATCATCCGTAAAGTACGGAGTGTTTTCGTTTACTCCACCGCCTTTTTCGTTGACAGCTCTGTAGTACGTTTCCGCATCCTCTATCCACTTCCCTGTCTTGCGCTCCTCGATGGTCGGCTGATCGTCAATATCTTTGCAAAACTGTTCTGTGATAGCTTCCGCCCATTCGCCCTTGTCAGGGTAACAGCCTCTCGTTTCTTCAAGTGCCTCCCACATATACTCCTTAAATGCATCAGCGTCTATTAAGCGTGACATTTGTTATACCTCACTTTCTCTAATAAACGCTCTCCCCTATCGCCTCTATGATAACGGTTCGCTATTGTACTTCTTTTCAACCCAGTTATCTTTGCCCAGTCTGAAATACTGTGAGCTTCTCCGTTCCACTCAATAATTATGCTTCTTCTGCGGTTGTTGTCCTGTTCGTACATGGTTGCCCATCTGCAATTATCTGGCGAGTAATCCCCATCGCTATCAATACGATCAAGAGTCGCACCTTCAAACCACGGATGTTCTTTTACCCAATTTTCAAAGTTTGCAATATTCTTCCACTCATCGCACACCTTAATTCCACGACCGCCATAATATTTATAACTTGGGTCTTTCTCCCTGTAACACCTGCTATGCATACAACGGTAACTGTTATACCAAGGTTCTTTGTAGAACGACCTTCCCCTAATCAGTCTCATCGGTTCTCGCCTCCGCAAAACTGCAAAAGTCATCAGCCGTATTCACCCAGTCAAACACCTCACAGTAATTCTTCCTCACATCGGAATGTTTCCAGTGCCTGCAATCGGCGCAGTGGATTATCTGTGGCTGTGCTGATATTGATGAAATTGCATCATGCAAAGCACAATAGTCGCTGTAATAATCCATTCTCCCACTTGAATGTATTGCATCTAGCAAGGTAAGAGCATTGTCAATGCCGGTTGCCGATTCTGGCTGTGCGGATGGCAAATCTTTCATATCGGAGATATATGATTCAATTAACCCAAGTCCCCATTCGTATTTTGCGCGTTCGACACCAACAATATCTGTGTCATCCAGTACACGTTTCAGCAATTCCGCACCAACATTGAGTGTATCAATCACTGCCTGCCTACTTATCGAATCGCACGCATGCGTTTCCGTGCGTTTATCCGTGCGTTTTTCTGGCTGTCTGCTGATTAAATCATCCATCCTGTTCACCTCTCATATCTGCACCGCATTCTGGGCAATAGTTCAATTCAAAGCCAAGCCCTCTGTATCGGAATTCAACCGTTCTTCCCGCTCCCTTCTTGCCTACCTTTTTATACCAACTGCGTTTGACGATAGCTACAGAATATTCCGTCATATAATTGCCGTACTGTTGTCGTTCAGGTTCGGTTGTCCACGACTTACAGATTTCTTCACAGTGTCGATTGACTTTCATCGCTTCGCAAAATTTACAAAGACTCATCATTATCACCTCTCATATCTGCTCCGCAGTTCGGGCAATATGACAACGTATGTATATCTCTCTCGTACCACGGCTGAAATCCGCAGAATGGACAAGCGTTGTCATCTGTCCACTCGCCCCTCTTCCGCGCCGTTTTAATGTTCCAATAAGTTTTATTGTTGCTTCTTCGCCGTATATTCCGCACTCAGCTAATGTCTCAAATATAATATAAGTTAAATCCGGCTGTGCGGCTGGCAACTCTCTCAGAGCATCAGCCGCATATCTATAACCGTATGCCCTAACCAGTGCTTCCGCTCTAAGCACGGCATTAATTGCCGCCTGTCTACTAATTGCATCATCCATTATTTTTTTTGCTCCTTCTCCCGATATTCGTTCCCGCATTTCCATCCTGCGCCAAAAGCTGTGTCCCATTTATCATTAAAATAAGCAACCGTCATCATTAATCCCATGAGACCACAGCCGAATATCAATCCTATAACTAGAGACAATAAATCAATCGTTATTTGCATCCTGTCTCCTCTCACTGAAATAGCGTAGAGCAATATATTGCAATCTCAATAATTGCCAATGCTACATGAAAATATGCCTTATGCTTAACAAGGCAATATATGATTGCTCCCATACATAAGCCGTATATTATGTTCATTCCTGTTTCCTTTCCGCAAAACTGCAAAAGTCTTTTGCTTTACTCATCCAGTCAAATACCTCACAATAGCTTTTCCTTACGGCAGAGTGTTTCCAGTGTATGCACTCGGTGCAGTGGGTTATATGTGGCTGTGCGGATGGCAATTCTTCAACTGTTCGTATTGGATATAGAATGCCATGCGGAGTGCTTAGTGCATCAATCGCCGCCTGTCTTTCAATCAGATCCATGCTGTTCCTCCTCCCTCTCGTAATGGCTCGGATACCTCACCCGGCAGTTATCGCACTGACGGCTTCCGAAGAATCCGTATTTGCAGGTGTCGCAATATTCTTCTTCCTGTTCCAGTGCCTTGATTGCCTCTTGGTACATCGCCCTCGCTCCCGGCATGGGTGTTTGTGCTTCACGGTTACGGAAGTATGCAAGGGCTTTTTCTCTGTCAGTCATCATGCGGCTCACCGTCCCTTCTGTTCCATGCTTCGATTGCTTCTATGTGTGCCCCCTCCAATGTATTCGGCGGCGTGTATCCAAATTCAAACCACGCGCCACACTCAGGACAACCAACACACCAATAGCACCAGTCACTTTCGTTTTTCTTGCCCCGAAATTGAGGATGCGCAAGGTACGATTCTATCTTTTTATTCCCGCAAAACGGGCACGGTTTAAGTTCTGTCATTCTTTACCTCCTCCACTTTCCTCTCAAGATAAGCTATCGCCTCTTTGATACTGTCGCACGGTCTGCCGCCACCGCCCGTCCTGTAGGCATATCCGGCACCCAGGAATAGGTCATGGTTGTCGGGTAAGTTGAAATTGCTGTATTTCAAATTCAGCCTTGTCTTTCCCTTTCGCGCTACCCATTCGTTGAAGAACTCGCTGTACGTGAATTCCACGCCCAACGCATCGCCTACGATCCGAACCGCTTCCGCTTCTGTGATTGTTTTGATGTCGGGATATGCAGGCCCCAGGAAATCAAAGATTGTCATTTGCTGATACATCGTTATTCCTCATCGTCCTTGCTTACCGACATTATCGCCATGCATGTCGCTCCCGCCAAACTTCCAAGAAAAAACCCAACCGCCAAACCTATAAATCCATCCATTGCTCTATCTCCTATGTGTTCTTGTGATTGCCATTGGTGCCGTCCTGCCGCTGTCGGCTCTGTCTGGCCTTGCCATTTTGTCGTTGTCTGCGTGATATTTGGCGTGCACCGTGTCAATCTTCGCCCTGTACTCTTGATATTTCTTGCAACTGTCGTGATACGCTCCGCAGCCCTTCCGTTCGCAATCCCTGCAAGGTACGCCGCCCTGCGGAACGATACCGATTTTCTTTGTAAAACTCATTTTCCCGTGCTCCCAATGCCGCCCCGATCCGGGTTGTTGAGGTTCTCGACCTCGACAATGTCAAATCTTGGCTGATGCTCCACAATCCGAAACTGCGCTATTCTGTCACCTTTGCAGATGTGCCCGCCATGCGGGGAGTATGCTGGAAACAGCCATTCGTCACCGTCTCCCCTGTATGCCTCATCGATAACTCCGATACTACCGGCGCAGATAATGCCGTAACGCTGGTACGTGGATGACCTCGGTGCCATGACTGCCTCAAACCCTACCGGCAGTTCTACAGCTATGCCCAGGGGAATGATCATGTACTCCCCTGGTTTAAGGTCTGCGTCAATCCCAGCTCTAAGGTCTATCCAATCGCCCTGTTTGATGCGCTCTAAATGCGGGATGTCCCGCAGGTATTTAACTTTGATGTTCATTCTTTCCCCCTTCGATCATTGTTGCCGCCGTTCCTTCCAGCAGCGTTCTGATTTTCGGTGACAGCTTCGCAAGGTCTGATGCTCTTTCCCTCTCGGCCCGGTACGCTTTCAGGAACTGGGACTGAAAGACAGTCGCAACGCTCTCCATATCGGCCTGCGCCATCTCCCGGATCACAGCCGGAGTGCCCACGGCCCTCTGCACCAGTGGCGGGAGCTTGGCATATTCCTGCTCCGCTCCATAGGTTCCGTTGCTCAGTGCCTTGCGTACCATCGCCCAGGCTTCCAAATCTGACAGCCGGTCAGGCTCTGCCGTAATGCTTGCGCATGATGCTCTTATGTCTGCTATTGTCGGCGGGTATGGACTGCTTTGTATCAGCTTGTAACATCCCTGCATCAGCACCGGGTACTCGATATCCTTCAGCATCTCGTACCATACCATTGCGCTCTGCCGATCCGGCATAAACTTATCTGAGTTGTACGCGGCCCGAAGGACCGTGACCAGCTTCATGAAATCTTCTTTCTGTGTCATCCAGTGTCCTCCGTGAACCATGACCTGATTTCCTCATACCGGTCTTTCTTCTCTTTCGGCTTGCCTTCCAGTTTCCCCCATGCGATGCCCTGCCACCCGGATGCCATACTGTCTTCTATGCACCGGATGACAGGCCCCTCGCCGTAGAGGTCTATCTGCCTTTGGACAACGGAGAGCAAAGACTTCAGCCCTGTCTCTTTGTAGCCCTGCCGCTTTTCGGTCTTGTATTTTATCCAGTCAAGGACAGCTGTCTGCACTGGCTGAGAGAAACCGCGATCAATGACCATCTGCGAAGCAGCCCCCCTTTGCGCCTTCGGCGCAATAGGGTTTTTATCTTTATCATGTTCACTTTCATGTTCATTATCATGTTCATGTTCATGATCATGTTCATGTTCATGATCATGTTCATGATCATTATCATGTTTTTCTTGGTTATTCTTGGTTTTTAAAAAACCATTTGGTTTTTTTTGGTTTTCTTCAAAACCATTTGGTTTTTCTGCTTCAGCTTCAGAACCATTTGGTTTCTTAGGTCTCCCACCCTTTGCCCCGGCTTTCCTGTGTTTCTCGCACTTCTCATCGTATTTCTTTTCGTCCCGGTCGAGCTTCTGACGGATAAAGGCAAACACCATTGCGGTCACGCTGTCCATTTCCGGAAGTTCCATGTCAGCTTTGTAATGAAAAACAGCTTTTATCAATTTTCCTGCCTGTTCATCTGTCAGCAGATCCATTTGCTCGCGCATCTCTGTGTAGAGAATAAAGGTGTCTTTCATGATTGCCCCTCTTGGTCATCTATATCATTGCGGATAATTTTAAACAGTATCCTTGCCCCAGGTCCGGCGTCATTCAGAAGCTGCTGATTTTCGCCCCCAATACTCCCGTCCCTTGCGTACTCCATGATTGCTTTGAAAAGTGCCCTGGCTTCTTCCTCTGTCAGTTCCTCGTCTATCATTTCCGTGTAATCGATTTTGATGGTAACCTTGTTCATTCTTTATCCATCCCTTCATGTATCACTATCTCGATTCGTACGTTATTTTTGTCAATGTGGAACCGGTCGCAAAATCCTACCACGTTTTTGAAACTATCGTTTTTCAAGCGGCCCGTTGTAACGAGCGTGTCTAAAAAAATTTTGTGGAAGTATCCCGCCAGGTTGTCCGGATCAGTTCGCCCGTCATGGCAGAAGTAGGTGAACTCAATAAACACTGGTTCTTCCAACTGCCCTTTAAGCTGCTTATCCAGGAACCCGGCTATCACTTTCTGGTCACGCTGTTTCAATGCATTTCCCGCATTCCATCCCCCGCGCATTATCCTGTTTTTATCGATCCAAACGTTCATACTGGAGAACATGCAGGGGATGGTAATGCTTTTCAAGTGTACGACCCGTAGTTGGTGTCATACGGGTAATACTTGCCGTTCGTGACCTCTTTTTCCGGCTTGCAAAACGGGCAATCACCATTGCCATACATGGGAGCGTTAGTATACGGCATTGCTAAGATAGTGCAGTAATAACCGTCCCTGCCCCGTTCCTTCGCAAAGCACTGCCGCTTGTCATTGCATTTCGGTTTAACGATTTCCTTCTTCATCTTTGCCGTCCCCTCTCAAAACATAAGTTGCATATCTGGTTTTCTTCCCGAAGCGGGAAACGCCCTCTGTCATGACTGTAATGATGTTGTAACCGGCATCCCGCAAATTATTAATACGTGCCGGAAGTCTTGTAATGCCGTACAGCTTTGTCGCTTCCAGCTGTGTAATCCCTTTGTGCTTGCGCAGATGCTCTAAAATCATGCTGTTCTGTCCCATCGTGTCCCCCTTTAGTTGAACGGCAGTTCCTCGTCTAATCCATCAGGAACCACAAAGCCGTTTGTATCTTCCGCTGTTGCCACCGCCCCGTCCGGCTTGCTGTCGGCAAACTCCTGCGACTCCACGACCACGTCCGTTGTGTATACTGTTTTGCCGTCCTTGTCTTTGTAACTGCCCGTCTGAATGCGTCCAGTGACAACATATTTGCGGCCCTTCCGCATGTACCGCTCTGCAAACTCTGCCAGCTTTTCCCATGCAATGCAGCGGATAAAATCAGCTTCCGTGTGTCCGTCTGCATTTCGGGCGGCTCTCCGATCGACAGCCAGTGTGTAGGTTGCCACTGCTTTCTGGCTCTGTGTGTAACGCACTTCCGGGTCAGCCGTCAGCCTTCCCGACAGAAAAACATTGTTCATTCTTCAAACTCCTTTCATAAATAACTTTTTCCGAAAACCTTTATAAAGTCTTCCCTTGTGCCGTAATGGCTTTCGAAATGGTCTTGAGCTTTCCGCATCAGTTCCAGATCGAAAGCCCTGTTAAAGTGCACGCCCTCCGGCCCTGTGTGGTGTCTCCGGCAGAGCGGTACAACATAACCGTATTTGTCAGATATCTGCCTGCGGCCTGTCCCGTGAAAGATATGATGTATTTCTACATACGGACTGCCGCAGACAATGCAATTTACTGCATCCGTGAAAGCTGTTTTTTGTGGTGTCTTACGCATGACTTACCGATTTTTGCAAACTCCGTGAGAGCGTCCGTTTTCTTTTCAAGTTCGGAAATGCGTTCATAATTGACTTTGCACTCTTCCCGCAATTCTTTGTTTTTGTATTCCGTCTTCTTGCGGCTTGCTTCCTGTTCTAACGCCGCCTGGACAACCAGCCGCATTCTTGCGTGAATTGTCGGGGAGAAGAATTTGCACCCCTTGCAGCTTTTGTTTGTTGTTGCCTTGCAGTGTTTCGGGCCGCTCTTGAGCAGGTAACTGCAATCTGTGTCATCCTTCGTTTTTCCCTTCATGAGCGGCTTTAAGATGCGCTCTTGTTCTTCCAAGACTTTGCTGTATTCCATTTATCCCCTGTCCTTTCTCCAAGCCGCTTTCATGCGCTCCAGTTCGGCGGGAGTCAGTGTTTCAATTCCTAAATCCTTTGCGTCCTGTACTGCGCCATCGATTAAGCGGCTCATTTCCTTTGTGTCGTATGTGTGGCTTCCTCTCATCAGTCCAAAGCGGATCGTGTCACCGTCACGGCTGACCACTTTCACATGCAGGCCGTCCATGTCAAGCACACGGTCTTCATATTCCGCTTTCATGGTCAATGTTGGTATTACCCCATCAACCACTTGCCAAAAGCCATATTCCCGGATAAGCCTGTTTTTTTCGTGCGTTGCGGTGCGCCCGGTTGCCGCCGCTATCTTTGAGGCAAGGACATGGAAATATGAGTTAGCGTTAAGACTTCTCTTTTCCCTGTGCACCTTTGCGCTGATGTCCAAGTCTTTGCCTAAGATAGTTTCTATGGTTTCTGTGCTTGCCGCTTCGCATTGGAAACTGATGATCATGTGCTTTCCGTCAAGCGTCCGTGTTACGTCTCTCAGCGTTCCTCGTGTTTCCATCAGTCATCCCCAAACCGGCTCTTAAGCGTTGCCAGCATCTGCGCCGCCATGTCTGCCGGAAGTGTGTCATACGTTACGCCGTTCTGACCTAACCACTTTTCGAAGTTAACGCCGTGCTTATCGCACAATGATTTGATAACACCCTTGACAGCATCGCTTGCCGGTTTCTTCTCGATCCGTGCCAGTGGTTCGGATGCATTTGCGTCCGGATCATCTCCCGTCTGGATTTTGTACGCCTTCAGCAGTGCGTATTTGTCGCTGTAGGTCATCGCTTTGCCCGGTGCCTTATCCTGGCTGTCAACGCCGTCACCATATGTTGTTATCTCGATGTATTCATCGGGGTTCTCAGTATTAACAAACCGATACACAGTTTCGACCCGCAGCCACAAACGGCGCGTTTCCTTTTCTTCCCCCTTGTATACGTTCTTGGATACGATCTCCCCGGAGTCAATAACCGTTCTCTTGACCGGGTAACTGTAGACCCCGTATTTGATTTCAAGCGGTTTCACTGCCGCTAACACATCGCCTTCAGAAACGGCTTTGTACTGGTTCCTGCCTTCGCCTACCATCAGATTTTTCGCAACCGTCTGAAGTTCTGCCGTAATAGCTAACATTTTCTCAAATATCGTCATGGTTCCCCTGTCCTCCACATATCATCAAGTTTTGAAATGCAATTCTCGCAGATGCATCTGTCCCACGGTTCGATATAGACATATTCTTCGCCTTCGTAGATGTCTGCATCGCACAGATCGCACACGGCAACTACTTCTTTATCGTGCTTGTGCCGCCGTTCTTCCTCTCGTTCGTGTTCTTCGTAAATGTCCAGATTGTCAGGTATGTTCATCGTTATTCCTCCAGAATGCGTATCAGATCCATGCGGCACTGTTTGAATTCTTCGTCTCTTACCATCCATTCCTCGCCACCGATTGACGTCCAGTCGGTACCGTGTACTCTTGAGACATATACCTTACTTGTATCCTTATCACAGTCATGTATAGCCACGACTGCCCCCGGCCCTTTGTCATAATCAAAACCCACATAGATGGGCCGTTTCCGCTCATTGATTTGATACGCCAAGTGAATGATTTCTTTTAAAATTTCTTCCATGTTTTCCCCTCTGTGATATAATCACCTTGACCCGTTCCCCGTTGCGTTTATCCCCTGCGCTTCGGGGATTTTTTTACAGCATCTTAAACCAAATGTTTTCATATCGTTTGCGCTCCTGGATGAGCCGGTGCTTAATCTCCGTCTTGCTGGGAAGCTCCATCAGAAGCGGAAGCATAAAAGCAATCCCAAAAAGAACCGCCGTCCAAAATTCACCACAGAGCCAGTAGGTAAACCCCCATCCGGCAACAGGTACAGCGCAAAGCAGACCCATCCGCACCCAGCCATACAGTTTGATCAGTTCATTGACTGTCATATCTATATCCCCCTCGTTTGAATACTTGCCTTATTGCCCACAGTTCCGACATCCTCATGCTCCCCAAGTCCGAGAACCGCAGGCTTAATGTGTTGTAGTTGATGCCCGTCTGCCGGGCTAGTTCAATTCGATTGATGTTCAAGAACGCCATCCCACTGGCTAACTCCATACGAAGTGCAACCAGTTCGGGAGGGTCTTTGGTTTTTAGTCTTGGCATTTTGCTCTCCCTTCTTTAGTCTCCTCCGTATGGCGACCCATATTTCTCAAATCGCCTTTTGATGGTTGCTTGAGCGACTTTCAATTTCTTTGCCCAATCGGTTATGGTCAATGTTTCTTCGCTATAAGTAAGGTATACATTGTTGCTTTTGTTTATTGATTGCGTTTGATACGTTACCCATCTGCAATTTGTTGGTTCGTAGTTTCCGTCGCTGTCAATTCGGTCAATCGTCAAGTCCTTGGCATATCCGTTAGAAATCGCCCAATCATGAAATGACATAAAATTATTTTTCCATTCGTCACACATTCTTATGCCTTTTGCTCCATACCATTTTTGATATGATTTATCATGTGGGTTGTAGCAACGTCTTTTAATGCCTGTCCAAATCGAATAAAGTCGAGTGTTTGTTTGATGGTGCGTAGCTCCTCCGGTCATGCATCCGCAACTTAACTGACCTTTTCGAAGAGCGTTTGCGGAGACATCAACCACTCTTCCACAATCGCAACGGCACTTCCATAAAACATTTCGATTGTCGTCTCTGCTGGATTCTTTAATTACGGTTAGCATCTTTGTTCTCATTCCGGGATATATTTGCTTTTGATAACAATGACCACATGTTGTACTTTTGCCTGTGAGCAGCGAATTTTTCCTCGGATGAGTAATGTTTCCACAATCGCAGATACATTGGTATGTCCCATGCGTACCGGCTTTTGCAGGCATCTCATAATTGAGCACTGTCAATTTCCCGAATTTTTTCCCAATTAATTCATCGTTTGGAATTTTTGGCCTCATTTTTAATCACTCCTGTTTGATTGTAGATCATAAATCTACTTGAGAGGCAAAAAAAATTGCTTCTTTTGTCTCTGGGTCTGTGATTCCAAGGACATCACACATTTTCTGAACTTCTGAAGTCTTGAATTCGGTTACGTTTTCAATCTTCTTTGTCAGAGAAAAACGAGTAATGCCCAATTTTTCAGCAATAAATTCCAGCTTCAAGCCACTGTTCTTAATCGCCTCTCTCAGCTTCTTCGTATCGGTCATTTTCTCACCACCTTTCTTAAAAGTAGATTATCAATCAACAAACAAAAGATACCACTTTGTTCCCTGTATGTCAACATTTATTTTTGTAAAAGTTGATTTTAAGTAACATTTGTGTTATTATGCGGTAACAGGGGAGAGAAGCAGGTGAGTATGGACAAAAATGAATTTGGTAAAAGAGTCCGCCAACGACGTATTCAGCTTGGGCTTTCTCAAGAAGAATTAGCAAAAAGACTTGGGTATTCATCGCGGTCTACCATAAACAAAATAGAGAACGGGACGAATGATGTTGTCCAGACCAAGGTAGTTGACTTTGCAAAGGCATTAGATACCACTGTAGCGTATCTAATGGCATGGGACGAAACATCCCCTGCCTTCAAGAGTCAACTTGTTCCTGATATAAATGATACGGAATGCATCGTAATTAAAGCACTTCGTGATTCGGATAAGTTAACTAAACAGATGGTACTTAGGATATTAAATATTGATGTGAATAAGGTTGACGAAATTGGTTAATGAATAAGGAGATGTTAAAAAATGAGAGCTAGGAAATTACCCTCCGGGTCATGGCGCGTCCAGATACTTGACTACATAGACGAAAACGGGAAGAAAATCAGAAAATCATTCACAGCCCCGACGAAGAAGGCGGCAGAACTAGCCGCCGCTCAATACAATATGCTTGAAAAGGTCAGAAGTACCAACATGACCGTCTCTCAGGCAATCGACCGCTATATCACCGCCAAAGAGGGCGTCCTGTCCCCTTCCACCGTCAGAGGGTACAGGCAGATGCAAAAAAGGTACTTTGACAGTATCGGAACCGTCAGCATCCATAAACTGACAAGTGACAGGGTGCAGCGGTTCATATCGACCATATCACAGGAAGTAAGCGCAAAGACCGTCAGCAACGTCTATGGGCTATTCTTATCCGCTGTTACGATGTACAGACCGGATGTTTCTTTTCGTGTCTCGCTTCCCAAGAAGGTAAAGCCAAAGAAAGCAGCTCCCTCGTCCGAACAGGTGCAGAGGCTGTTTTCTGAAGCTGACGGGGATCTGAAGATATGTATTGCTTTGGCGGCGTACGGGTCTATGCGAAGGGGCGAAATATGCGCGCTCAAATACAATGACGTCACAGGCTGTCAGATATCCGTTCACGCTGATATGGTGGAGAATGGGGATAATAAGTTTGTCTACAAGGAAATACCAAAGACGAGCGACAGCGTCAGAACCGTGACCGTTCCGGCAGAGGTCGCCGCTCTGATCGGAACAGGCCCGGGAGATGATTTCATCATTCAGAGAACGCCCAACGCCGTAACTCACGCATTCACGAGACTCAGAAACCGTGTCGGGATACAGATATGTTTTCATGATTTGCGGCATTATTTCGCCTCGATCGGAGCGGTGCTGGGTATCCCTGATGTGTATTTGTCCGACTTTGGCGGATGGCGCAGAGGTTCGGGAGTGCTAAAAGACGTGTATCAGAACATGATTGACGATGAGAAACTAAGGTATCAGGACATCATGACCGCCCATTTTTCGGAGCTTTTGCAGTGATTTTCGTGTGAACATTCGTGTGAACCAATGCCGTAAAATGATGTTTTGATTGTATTATTATAAAATCATTGTACATTGAAAAAGCCCGTATTTACGGCATTTTTGAAAAGTGTAGGAAACACGGGAAACCTCAGAAAATGGCTTGAACGGGTTCGATTCCCGTTATCTGCTTGCGTAAGAGTCTAGTATTTACTAGGCTCTTTTGTTTTGCGTGTGAACTTTCGTGTGAACCAAATACAAAAAAAGAGGCGGCAACCGCCGCCCCATCATTATAAACTATTCAATCCTGCCGCCCACGATATCGGGCCAACGATTCCGTCAACTTCAAGCCCGTGCATACTCTGGAACAGCTTTGTTGCATACTCCGTATTCGGGCCGAATTCGCCGTCAACGTCTGCGCCTGTGATAATCTGCCATATCATTACAATATCGCCCTCAGAGCCATTCTGGAGCATTGGCAAAGAACAATTTACAGCGTATCTCTTTTTTGTAGGTTCAGCTTTGCCGCCCGTGTAGCGTAATACGCACTGCCACGGATAGTTATAATACTTCGTGACTGCGATTTCTGACCCCTGGTCTCCCGTTTTGGGTGAGCCGTGAGACTGTCCCCGCGCGTGCACGATATCGCCGCCACCACAATACATGGCTGTGTGGTCACGCTCATGCAGCAAAACGTCAGAAGGCTTTAAGCCCTTCCCGGTTGCAAGGTTGACTTGTTTTGTGACATCTTCAAATCCGGTGCGCAGAAAAACAGATTTCATATTGCCGGTGTAGGTTGCGCCGTTCGTTTTGACGGGTACGCCTGCCTGCTGGAAAGCGGAAATGACCAAAGAACTGCAATCATAATCCACCCCCCATCGGTTCTGCTGACTGTATCCGTGCGTCTGATCGTTGGCAACGTCAAGCATAAACTCAAGTGCCGACGTTCTTTTTTCTTCAGCTGTCATCATGTGTATTTCTCCATATTTCGTCTATCCATCGACCTAACTCACGGATGAGCCACCCAAGGATAAACGCCACAAAAATAAAAGCAACCATTTACTTCTGTCCTTATTTTGTTCCGTCATCTCCGTCCGCCGGGTCATCCGCCGACAGCGCATCCGCAGCTTTTTTCAGCCGATGCGTCAGCCACGCCGGCACCGGAACGCCTGCTTGGTCTAAGTTCTCCAACACACTCAGCACTTCCATGATGACGATATACGCTGAGATGAAAACTGGCACGTCCACGGGCAACGCAATCGCCTCATAGATAACGCAGGCAACGACAATGATCATCAGTTCGCCGCTCTTACGGAACAGGCCCTTGCGCATTTTGGTGCTGTCCCACGTTCCATTAACTGATGCCTGTATCCATCCCGTGACGATATCAGTCGCCATGAGGACGAGCGGAAGCAGGAAAACCCAAAATCTGTGTGTGTACGATATTTCTTTTAATGTGTCCATGTTTTTAGTCTCCTTTATGCGGTACGTATTCCGTCCGTGTGCCGCCTGCGTCTACTGTGTACGGGGTAAAACGGAAGTATCCGCTGTCGCCCCGTGTTATCTGAATGGGTTGTACCTGATACTTTATACCCCATGCCATTTATCTCCTCATCCGCGGCCTATCTTATTTTCGGTTGCATAAATTAGATCCATAGTGATCCTTTCCAACTGACTTAAAGTGTTATTTAAGTCATTTGGCAGAAAGACTCAATTGTCATAAATACAATTTTGTACCAATGCGCCATG